AGGAGCATTGAATGTTCCTTCAGGATATACCGTTAACTTATCTTCTGAAATCACATATGATGGGAATGCAACAGTAGGTTTAGTTGTATTGGAATTTACAAGCATAGTAATATACCTCTGATTTACCTTCTCGGCTTCTCCTTTGAAAATGCGTGGAACTCCTGCAATATAGCACAATACTTTTATGATACGAATAAACTCATCTCCTGTCGTTGATATCGATGGTAGATAGAATTGATTATCAAGAAATTGAGTAAGATTCTTTGTAACATAAAAGGCTTCAATATCCTCTTGTACCTTCTGCTTTAGGTCTGCAAAATCAGTCCCCGATAAGCGAGCATTCTCTTTATTTATAGCAGTATTATACTCAGAAAAATAATTTTCGAAGATTTCAACTTGAGCTTGTTGAGCGAATAAGTTGAAGTCAGATGGGGATAAGTATCCGTAATTATTTTTGTTCAGTATAGATAGTACTGTATTCCTAACCGTGTTTATCATCTGAATCTTTTTTACAAAGATAAATAAAAAAGAAAAGGGGATACAATTTGCATCCCCTATTCAATTATAGTTGATTAGATTAGCATTATACTGTCTCCGATATCCGTTCCAAGACCTTTAGAATCTCTATTCCCTCATCTGTTTGAAGGTATGCGGATACAGCTACCATTGGGTCATCGCCAAATGGGACGATAAGCAACTTACGTTTATTTAAGGAGGTATTGAGCCACACTTCTTTTTGGTTATTTCTGAATGCAAGCAACTTATTATCAAATAGTGACTGAGTCTTTGATTGTAACTGTAATGTAGGGTCAGAAAGGATATTGAGTAGCGCAGCAGGTTCTCTTTTGGCGAATATAAGTGTATCTCTCCTGAGTTCGGATGTGGTAACCAATGATGGGTCTTTCCCGAATAGAACCCTTGCAACCATCTCAAGTTGTTCAACACTTAACTTCCGAGCCTCAATTAAGGCATCAACCTCAAGGTTCATGGAGTCAAGAGAAATTTTAGCTTCCTTTTCTTCATCGACCTCGTTGAAAACGATTCCGTTGAGCGGATGGTAATAAAGGAATTTTTGTAAGGCGGGGTTTGTTCTCGGAACGGTTAAGAATCCGTTCTCAAATATGATAGGTTCAAGGATAGCATTCCCGTCCTGCTCATCTTCAAATGGGGACTTCTGATTTCTTGCATATCGCAATGACCTATTAACATTATTTTTTTCATCGTACCACAGTAGAGGATACCTCTTTGTATTACGTGTTGGCAGCATATACGAAAGTGGCGCTGCATTTGATGTTAGTCGATAGACTACGTCTGATTGTGGCTGTGGAGCATTCATTTGATTCAGATTAGATTAGATTTTAAAAAAGAAGGGAGTAGTGTCTTTGGAGACACCACATCCCTTAATTCGGCAATGTAAAATTAGTATTGGAACAGAACGAAGTTGTTTGCGCCAAGGGTACATACTGCTCTTTCTGACAGGAAGTGAACTTCCATTGCATCAAGAGAACTTGTGGTAGCACCACCTGCTGACCCTGTAATCCAAGTTTTGTAGCGCCTGTCTTCAGTTTCTGAAGCACGATAACGGACATGGAGGAAAGGACGTTTTGCATTCTTACCAAGAATTTGGTCATACACGGTTGTTGAACCTGCGGGAACAAGAAGACCGCTTACTATTTCTGAAGAGGCAATTGAAGAAAGACCACCACGCATTGTTGGGTCATTCAGATATTTCCAATCCGATTTGTAGAAGTCATAACCCCTACGGAATCCTGAGAATCCAAGGTTCAATGCCATCTCAACATCGTTATCGAATAAGCCGAATGATGCTCCACCTGCTGAACCACCCGATACGTAGCCGTTTAACTGAGCCAACATATCATCGATATCAAAACTGAAATCACGGTTAACGAAGATTACATTTTCTTCGATTGAGCCTTGTTTGTCAAGACGGGAAACAACGTTGTCGAAGTCAAGAAGTGAGGTTGGGTTTCCACCACCCCAAACATTACCACGATTTTTAACAACATAGAAGATACCTTCAGAACCTTTATCACCTGCATCGGTATAGGTAGCCTGAGTTACAACACCCGACCCTGCTTCGGCAGGAACTGCTTCAATCATGGATGTTTCAAGATAATCTTCAAAACGGAGACGGGTCTCATGTTCTGATTTCAGATACCATAGGTAGCCTGTTGCGCCATTCTCGGTAGTTACTTCAACCCATCCAATCTGAGCCATCTGCGAACCGCTAACAGCATATTTATCTTTTATGATAATCGGTGAGTTTGAGAAGATTTGGCTATCAGCTTCAAGTGAGCCAATCATGCCTTCAGTTCCTTTTTTGAATTCAGAACCATAGATGAATACTGTACAAACTTTGTTGGCTGCGAAAGCTTGTCCTGCTGCTTCGTAGTAAGCTACAGTAAATGTAGTTGCGGTAACGTCAATGACGATACCTTTGTTGGATTTTGACGACCCATCATTAGGGGTAATCATAACAGTCTGACCTTTGCGGATAGCAATAGCTGCTGCTGCGGGAACTAACGTGTCACTTACGGTGAAGGTAGCTGTAGATGAAGCAAACATTGCAGGCGAGGCGATGTTTGTATATTTGGTGTGTAGTCTTCCCTGCTCAGTCCATTTGATGAGGTCAGAGATTGAAGGGAGTTCAGCACCTACCAAGCGGAGGAACGATGCTACGGTACGATTACCATAACGTTCAAATTCTTTCTCGTATGTATCGGGAAGATACTGATTCAAGAAGTCGAAGTTGGTGATATAATTGGTAGATAATGCTACCTGTTCGGAAGATGGACTTAACTGATATCCTCCTGTGATTGAGTTGCTTACAAATCCTGCGGGCATGATGGTTAATTTTTTAGAGTGAATACTTTATTTTTTCTTGGCACTTGAAATCCTTAGTCCACGACCTGCATCGGGGTTTACGGCTTTCACTTGCATCCCTCCTTTGTTGGTTATTTCGGGTGACCGATGTTCAGACATCTTAATGTTCTTGATGCTTTTCATTGTACCCTCTGTAGCCTCTGCAACTCCTTGCTCATAAAAGAACTTGGCAAATCGCTCAGGATGCATTGCAACAGACAAAGCCCGATGATATCCTACTGCATCCTTCATGAGTCCGTTCTCGTCCAAAAACTTATTGATAAAGTTTGTTGGGGTGATTTGATTCTTCTTCAGTTCGGTTGCATCCGCAGGGGTATACGTTATTTTTTTGCTGTCTATATTGAACTCAAAACCTTTGAACTCAGTACTAAACACCTCATCGGTCTTTTTCAAGAACCAATCACGTTTACGATTAGCGGATTCTAAATCGGTATTTGCCTCTTTAATATATTGTTTGTAAGCCTTAAAGTCTTCTTCGTCTTCTGAAGAACGTCCAACCACACTTGACTCAAGGGGCTGTTTGTATTTCTCCTTCTGTTCGTTGAAAAACAATTTAGCTTTAGCAACAATCTTTTTCTTTTCCAACTTGGCTTTTTTAATAACCGAGTCGTCATCAATATCCTCATCATATGAGTACTGCTCCATCATTGTTTGGATGTCATCCTTATCAAGCCCTTTCTCGGTAGCAGAGAAGTATTCCATCAGCATCTCATCTTGATTCATTGTATCAAAATCTTTTCTGAGCCTAACAAAATCTTCAATTCCTCGTCCTGTTTCCTTCTTGTATTTGAAGTACGCAGCAACATCCTCAGGCAATGGTTCAGATTCTTTCCTTTCTGAGAGTAACTCGTCAAAGGATTTAATCTCTTTATTGTATCGCTTTCCAATATAAGAAAGAACGTCTTCTTCTTTTAATTCTAATTGCTGTGTAATAGGATCAATAACCTCAGGTATAATACCTGCATCATTATCTTCCTTTTTTTGTATTAGTTGTGCCTCTATCTGCTGAATTGATTTCGGCTCAACCGAGTCCAATGCTTTTACTGTGAATTCCATTTGATTAGATTTAATTTTTTACAAAGATAGTATTTTTTTTAAATGCTCATTTTTTATCGTGGTTCAAACTCAGCAAGGTCAAATCCGTCTAAGCTATCCTCATTAGATTCAAAATTCTGAGGAGGCAGGTTATTCTTTCTTTGGTTGATTAACTTAGATTGCTCTGTATTTTGTTGACTGATTCGCTTAGATTTAGAGTCCTCTTTCCTTTGGTCTCTATTAGCTAATGACGATTCGGCAATGCCTTTTAATTGCATATTATAGTCAAACTCTTCACGCATTAATTGACTCTTTAACTTAGCCTCATTATTCATACGCTCTATGTCAAATGCAACTTCGGCTTGTTTAATCTGCATTTTACTCTGAGTCTCTGCCTGTATGGTTTGCATGGCAGTCTGTCCTGCCATTTCTTGAGACTTAAGTTGCTGTTGAGATATCATAGCTTGCTGTTGCATCTTCATCTTCTCTTCACGGTCTTGCTTCTTGACTCGCTTAATCTTAAGAAGTTGATTCGCAAGTTTTGTATTCCTGAGTTCCCTTATATCAATGGCATCCTCAAGATAGATATCCCCCTTTGCAAGGGCTACCTGTATATTGGCTTCAAGTTTTGCCTTATCCTCTTCGTCAGGCGATACTTCAATAAAGATTCCGAAGTCATAGACATATAGTTCTTTTGTTTCCTCAAGTATAGATACATTATACTTCCCAATCTTATTAGCAAACTCTTCCTTGAAGTCTGCATATTGCAGTATGTCTGCAATTCTATATGTAAGCCCTTCAGATAAAGATTTAAACATATACAATCCTGCATCAAGAATATGCCGAGTTGCTGTATTTGAATTCAATGCTGCTAATTTCTGAAGACCAACTAAAGAATTGGGGTCAGGACTACTACCGTCTCTCGCTTCATTAACTCCCGTCACAGACCTTATCATATCAAGGTAATGATTGTAGTTAGCTATAAGCATCTGAGTCTTTGACAAGCCCGAATTTGACGTTAACTGCGTAATAGGGACACGGGCATTATTAAACTCTCCATCCTGAGTATAACTTCTTCCGATAACGCTACCCGTTTGGAAGTATAGTCTTAATGCATCCTGCGGATTGTAAGCTGCTCCCGTTCCCAAGTCAACTTCGTTTATCCCATCTGCATCAATGAATACTCCATCGGGAACAACACGGGCAATAACCTGCTGCAATTTCAAATGGGTTAACTGAATAAGGTCGGCAAACGGTATCATCCTTCGAACTAATGATTCTATAACCCCTTTATACATCCGAGGCGCAACGCAAACATAGTTAGGTATAGCGTGTTGGGTAGCCGATTTGGGTCTGACCATATTCTCGGCAACCTCCCACTTCAGCATAATATTAGTACCCATGACCATAATGCCATTATACCACACATCAATTGTCTTTTCAATCTTTTCGAAGTTCCCCTCCTTCATCATTTCTTCGGGTGGGTTAAATGTGTCATCTTTTTCAATGATACGTGCGCCTCCACCTTCAAGTATCTTCTTCTTATAGACAACCTTTTTAGTAGTCTTATAGTTGAAGTAAAGTAGTGTGCAGGTATCCCTGTAGAATATGCTATTCTGATAGAACTGAGCAACATTGTAGTAGTTATACCAACTTTGACTGTACTTTGAAATCTCCTCCAAATCATCGGGAGTTAATTTTTGGTCAATCTTCATCAGTTCGGTTACGGGAACAGTCTTTATTTCGCCCCAATAGAATACGTCTCTAAAGTATGGGTCTTCTGTATAACTATAAACAACATTCGCAGCATCAACATAGCTAAGTTCAACACCTGCTCCCTGTAGGAACTCATGTTTAGCTACAGCTATACCAATTACAGTAAGGTCATAATCAAGTCTTTTCCGTAATTCAATGTAGTTATTCTCATCAAGCATTGTGTTGATGGCTTCCTCTTGCGCTATTTCGATTGCAGGTTTATAATTTAACTGCATGAATAAGCTAAGTTCCTCGTCATTCGCAGGAAGGTCATCGGGGTTTGTGGTAAATGGGTCAGCGCCTGTAGCATCCTTTATTTTCAATAGGATATCTTTTGCTGCCATCTGCCCTTCAATATTATCTTGGTAGCTGCCCCTCTTCTGCTGAGACATTGCATCTTGTGCATAAGCCTTAACCTTGAACATCCGCTCGGACATTCCATTCACAACAATATCAACAAACTTTGGTAGTATCGGTACGGGAGTCCAATCCAAATTCATATATGATAAATCGCCATCGACAGCAACCTCATCCTTGTACTTTTGGATAGATTGTTCTCCCCGTGCATATAGTCTTAATTTATGGAAATCTCTCCATTGGTTATAATATCTACATTGATTACCGTCTTTTCTAAACCACTCGTATTGAATAGCTTGACCTATCTGAAGTCCGAACTCATCCGTCTGCTTTACAGCATCGGGAACGAATTGACTTGGGAATGCAGTAGATGCTATATTTACCTTTACGTCTTTCATCTAATTATTTCGCTTAGAGTTCCATTATTAGTATACCTTGCAAAGTTAATATTTATTTTGGATTGTTTCTTTTCAGTCAAATACAAGTGTCTCTGATTAGCCATGATAGCCAACCCCGAACTTATACTTGCATCAAACTTAGTTCTATCGCTTATATCAAATTTAGCCCAATCCTCTAACGTTCTTTGGAATGGCATTGACCCCATATCGTCCGAGTCCCTGTATGCCCCTTCAAAATCAATACCAACGTACTTCTCTATATACGATTCAATTGCAGATGCATGAGCCTGTTTTATATCCTCAGATGAGTTTGGTATACCTCCAAGTTCACGTTCCGTTTTAGATAAATTGTTTGTTGTTTTGTCAGGTCTGTTCAAACAGAATCCACGATACCCCCTATTCTTAAAATGGTACAATAGTCGTGGCTTATTATTCTCAACAAGAATAGGCATCCCGCAGAATACGCAAGCCATAAGGACTTCCTCAAAGAATATCTCCGCAGTCTGAGGACGAGCAATATATTCCAAGAAGAACTCATTCGTAGGGGCATCATCAATATGGGATTTAGTCATACCATGGAGAGACCCATTAGACCCCTTCCCCCCTACTACTCCTGAGATGTCATATGAGTCACAGCCAAAAGCCCCAATGTGTTCATTGGATGGGTATTTGACTCCACCCTTCTCATGAAATCTGTTCTGCAAAGCTGCACTCGGCAACCAACTAATAAGGAATCTGCCATTATTGTCGGGTCTCCAAACTACCTTAGTAT